TAATCCAGTACCTGTGTGCTTTTTTCTGTCAGTTTCATAATCTTTGTTCTCCTTAATATTTTATTATGTGATTTAATTTTTTTTGAAAGTTTTTCTTTCCTTAACTTTCTATATATATTATATATTAAATTTTAATAAAACTCAAATTTTCAAAGCCTATATTTTTTAAAAAATTGTCATGCCGATAACATTGGTAGAATCATTAAGTTTAATTGATTTCGTACCCTGCGCGCCTTTACTTAATAGACTAATATCAGATAATTTAATTTTAATTTGAGCCTTATTAGCAACTACTATAACCTCTGTTTCAGTATTAATTGGAAGAAAAGATACTAAGCTATCAGTATTATCTTTTAATTTATGAATTTTTCCACCTTTAACTCCTCTATTTGTAACAGAGAACTCTCCTATTGAAGTACGTTTAGTATAACCCATTTTACTAATACTGATAATTTCTTTTGTATTATCAGGTATTCTCATGGCAAATACCAATTCGTCTCCATCATTCAATTTAATTCCTTTTACGCCTTTAGCTACTCTTCCAATTGGTCTTACGTCTTTAGTTTCACAAATTACAAACTGCCCTCGCGCAGTCAACATACCAACACGACTATCATTTGTAACTGTTACCGAGCAAATCTCATCGCCAGGTTCTAAAGTTAAAGCTTTAGACTTAGCTTGACGAGAAACATTATACTCATTTAACTTAGTTTTCTTCATAAAACCATGCTTTGTAAAGAAAATAATATTTTTATCGTTACTCTTTAAGGTTTCTTTATCTATTACTTCCATGTAACATACATCTTCTGTACTTTCCATTGCACAAATAGACTCAATTGGAACTACTTCTCCCATTGGAATATCTGAAAGTTTAGCATGATAATAGTTGCCAGCTTTTGAAAAGAAGAGAATTATACTTTTGTTATCTCCATTTTGAGTTGAGATAACGTATTCTCCTTTATTCATTTTAAATTTCTTGCCAACTCCACCTCTACTTTGGGAATAAAGTGAAGATACTTCGTGTACATAGATGTTATTTTGATTGGATAAATTAATTGATAATTTTCGCAATTCTTTTGGTTCTTCATCTTCATTCTCAATATTAAGTATCTGTGTGCGTCTAGTATCGCCAAATTTTTTTGAAACTTCATTCCATCCATTGATAAGTTGCTCATTAAATTTATCCTCATTGCTAAGGATTTCTTTAATTTCGGCTATTTCTGTTTCAAGTTTTTCTTTTTCCTTTTCTATTTTTTCAACCTCAAGATGTGCTAATCTTGAAAGTTTTAAATCAAGAACAGCTTTCGCTTGCGCGCCGTCTAAAAGGAAGTTTTCTTGAAGAGCTTTATTCGCTGCAGAAGTTGTTGCTGAACTTTTAATTATATGAACTACTTCATCAATAGAAGCTAAACAAATTAACAATCCTTCTAAAATATGAACTCGTGCAAGTTTCTTATTCAGTTCATACTCAAAACCTCTACGATAAACAATCTTTTCATGTTCAATATGAGCTTCTAACAGTTCTTTCCATCCAAATACTTTAGGATAGCGACCTTGTTCAAGCATTGTCATATTAATACCATAGTAAGATTGAAGCGAAGTATTTTTGTATAAAAACTTTAATACCCTATCTGGATTGGCATTTCTTTTTAAATATATCTTTATATTTGGGGTTGAACCAGTAAGGTCATTAAAACGCTCAATTCCTGGATTTTCTTCGCCATCTAAAAGCTCTTCCAATTCTTTACAAATAGTATTTGTATAAACACTATAAGGAATTTCTTTTACAATTAAACTACGCTCATACTTATCATATTCAATAATAGAACGTAATTTACAAGAGCAACCATATCCAGTCTTTAATCCTTGCTTTACTTCATTTTCATTTAATAATACTGCGCCAGTAGCAAAATCTGGAGCACAATATATATCCTCAAATGAAGCATCAGGATTTTCCAGTAGAAAAATAAGCGCATTATTTACTTCCTGTAAATTGAACTGTGGAATTGAAGATGCAGCTCCAACTCCACTACCCATAGTTCCATTTACTATATTAAAGAATCCTTTTGTTGGCAACACAGCTGGATACTGTTCAGTATCATCATAATTATCTCGCCATTCTTCAATTGTATCTTTATCAATATCTTTAAAGAGATATTCTGATAAAGCAGATAAACGTGCGGAAGTATAACGTGGTGCAGACCAGTTACCAGATTCCATCAAGTTGCCATATGAACCCTCTACCTCAATAAGAGGATAGCGCATGGCAAAAGGCTGACCAGCGCGCATTATAACTCCTTCACAACTTGAATCGCCATGTATGTACATACGCATAGCAGAACCAATACCTTTTAAGGTTTTCTTAAAAGGTTTAGAATGAAGAAATTTATCTGTATAAAGGCAATAAAAAATTTGACGAGCAGATGGTTTAAGACAATCACGTACATCAACTAATGCACGAGACTGTAATACTGCTCCTGCATATTGTTGAAAGCTATCTTCTATGACTGGTCTTAAATTACTCATCTACTTCTCCTATATATTTTTTAAAGACATCATTATAACATCCTCGATTATGAAAAGCTCGTTTCATAAAACAAAGAGCGATACCTTTTTCTGCATCAAAAGTTTCACCGTCTTGGCATTTTACTTTAGTTTTTGTACCATCAACCCATTTAATAACAACCGTTCCTTTATCTTCATTAAGATAAATGTTTTCAATTCCACCTGTTGGTTTAGGTGGCGCACTGACTAATCTTGCAGAAGTGATTTCTCTAATAGAAACCCCTAAAGGAAGCTCTTTTGCAGAAGCGTTATCTTCAATAACAATTATAGGATTTTCATAACGAGTTCTGTTATCAGCTACAATATTGTATACTCCACCTTCAATAAGGTTAAACTGAGTTTTATAATAATAAACCTTGTCAAAATAACTGTTTTTGAATTTTACTTTAATCAGTTTCATAGTTTCTCCTTTCTTTTATCTTATATAATAATTATATAAAAAAAATAGAAGAAAATCAAATTTTCTTCTACTCTCTAATTTCGCTAAAATCAATATTGTTAAAAATAAACTTTCTTCTTGGCTCTACGCTTTCTCCCATTAAATCTTCAAGTAAAAAGAGGCTTTCTTTTGAAGGAATTAATTGTTCCATACGCTGAAATTCTTCAGTAAACATTGACCTACGAGCTTGATCTTCTGAAAGAGCACCGAGTCCTTTATTACGCTGAACCTCACCATTGATTTTATTTCTTATTTTATTGAACTCACCATCGGTAAAATAATACTTTTCATCTTTACCTTTTTTAACTATATAAAGTGGAGAGCGAAGCCAATATAAGCGTCCTTCGTTGAGAAATTCTGGCGCTAAATAACGGAGCGCCGCCATTATCAAAAGACCAATATGACTTCCATCACTGTCTGCGTCGGTACAAATAGCTACTTTTCCATATCTTAATTTGTTACTATTATATTTCCCTGGCACAATATTCATAGCACTAAGGAAAAGTTTAATTTCTTCATTCTGAAAAATCTTCTCGTCAGGATTACTCAAACAATTAATCATCTTACCACGAAGAGCAAGAATGCCATATTTGGTGACGTCACGCGCAACAGCCATTGAAGCTGCCGCAGAATTACCCTCTACAAGAAGGAGTGTTGATTTTTCTCCAAGAAATTCAGCATCTTTCAGCTTATCAGAAGCAAATACTTTTTTCTTTTGATTCTTTTCAATTTCTTTTCCAGCTTCTAATACTTGTTTACGAGCACGTTCAGCTGCTCTTTCAGCCTTTAATTCTTTTGTAAGTAAAGTTAAAACCTGTTCAAATTCTGCAGGATGTCGCCTGCTAAAATCATCTAACATCTGTCCAGTCGCACGCTGCGCGAGTCCACGAAGTTCAGGATTATTTACTTTTGTTTTTGTCTGATTTGCAAATGAAGGATTTGGAACTTTACAATTCACTACATAAACCAACCCATTTCGTGCAGTTTCAGCACTAAACTCTCCTTTGAATTTCTTTTTGAAGAAATTTGTAATAGCTGTTTTTACTCCAGTAAGTGAAGTGCCGCCTTCTGGATTAGCCAATCCATTAGTAAATACGTACCAGCGTTCTCTACGGTCGGCCGCCCACTGCATAGCAACCTCACATTCAATTCCATTTTCTTCTACTTTAATATACAACGGAGTTTTATGTATTGGTTTCTCAACAGTATCTTCGAGATAGTCCAAAATACCTTTTTTAGATAAAAAAGTTTGTGTAATGTTGTGAATGTTATCTTTGACAATAAATTCAACTCCTTTTGTGAGATATGACCAATTTTTACACATCTCTAATAAATCTTCGTATTTAATTTTAATTGGTTCAAGATTGTATACTTCTGCAGATGGAATAAAAGTTACAACTGTTCCATGTTTATTTTCTTTGTCATCTATAACTTCAAAAGACTCCTTAATTCCATCTTTAAGAATCAATGTTGCTTGTTTTCCATCTCTAAAAGATACTGCTTGGAAATATCCAGATGATAATGCGACACCTTTACTCCCTATACCATTCATTCCAGCTACATTTTGATAGACTTTTTCATTAAATTTTCCACCCGTATGTGCCATTGTGTAAATGGCTTCCATGGCTTCTGTTCCATCTTCACGAATACCGAAAGGAACACCGCGGGCATTATCTGTAACGGTAATCATATTATTACCATCTAATTCAACAATAATACAATCACCATATCCCATTGTAGCTTCATCTATTGAGTTGGTAATAATCTCACGCACGCATTGAAGTACACCTTGATTATCAGCACTTCCCATATACATGGCTACACGCTCACGCACTGCATCACGGAAGCTTAATGTTTCAATATCATTAGCATTATAGTTCATTAATTATATCCTCTTCTGTATATGTAATGCCATTATTATTTTGTAGCTCTATTGAAAAACTTGTTAATAAATAAGAGTCATCAATCGGTGTATAACCTTTGTAAATATCTACCGAGCTTTCAATTGGCATTAATAATGTTATTTTCTTTTTGTTATTCTCAATTGTTACTTTAATCTTATTCATAATAACTCCTTTTGAATACTACATGAATAAAAGGTTCAACTTTTTCATTAAGCCAACTAAATGTTGGTGTGTCATTTTTAAATGAATAAAGCTTATATCCTTCTTTGACTAATTCTGCCGCCCGAAGAATAAAATCTTCGACTTCTTCTCCTGTAATATGAAATTCAATTTCTGAAACTTTACTTCTCATTTCCGTCTCCTTTCCAGTTTGGTGGTACAAACTTATCAGCTGGCCGCCATCTCCACCCATCATTTTCCCATATAAGAAAATAAGTGTAATGGAAGGTGTCATCACAATAAGTATCTAATACTTGATAAATTTTTTGATTATCTAATCGTTTTACTTTAAACATTAGCTTTCCTCAATAATTTCAAATAAGTCTATTTCAGGAATAATAGCACAACCACCCCAATTTCCATGGAGCTGTCCCATATCATCAATTTTTTCAACTATTCCTTCTTTACCTGTATACTGCGGCTCACCATCCATTGAAATAATTTTAATTTTATCTCCGACTTTTACTTTCATTTTTAATCACTCCTCTCTTATTCTAATATAATTATATCAAATTTTTTGAGAAAATGCAAATTATAGAGATATTATAATGATTTATGACTTATATTAGAGAATAGTTCGTAAAATAGATATTTTTATTAATTATAAAGGAGGTTTAATGATGTCCAAAAAGACATTTATTGAATATTTAAAAACTATACCATATAATAGATGGAATTTTACAATTTTAAAACAACTTGCGGAAGAAGAAGAGATTGATTTTAGTGAGGAATTGGTGAGTTATTTGAAGGAGACTCCGTGGAATACTAATTGGAATATGTTGGCTAATTGGGGTATTAAACCGAGTGATTCTGAAGGAGATATAAAAAGGACAGTTGTTTATGAAGATACTATAGTTACAACTAATCAATATCAGAGAAACTATGTTTCAATTAATTTTCAAACATTTTTACCAGAACATATCTATGTTACTTATGATGGAGTAGAGTATTCCTGCGATGTAGTGGAAGCTGGTGAAAATTCTGATACAATTTATTATGGAGGAGTAGGTACTTATTCTGGTGCAATAGCTCCACAACCAAACCAAGATTATCCTTTTACAATAAGTTATAGTGAAACTGACAGTGAGATTAAGAATATTTTTACTTATACTCCTGGAGAACATACTATTAAAATTGAAATTGATCAAGAAGAAAAATAGTCTTTATAATATTAATTGGAGGAAATATTAATGGGTAAAAACGATATTATAGATTATGTAATGCATAGTCCTTATAATACAAATAGGGCTGTTTTAAAGTCAATGTTAGATTCAATGGAGAGCGGAGATGCTCCTCAATATGATGGTGATTACAATACAATAACCATTACAAATAATTTAGAAAAAACGGTTGAGCTTTTAGGAGTTTTTGTGGTTGATGGAGAAGTTAAAACTTTTGTTGATCTTGGACCTGGAGCAACTACTGTGGGTGTGATCGGTGATAATTTTTATACAACAGAACAGATACAAGATATTGTTGCAAGTCAATGTTCTGTAATATCTCTTTCTAATATTAATAAGCAAATGATTTATGACATAGGTGAAACCGCTTCTGTTACTTTTCATTCAGGAAGATAAATAAAGACCTCATAAGAGGTCTTTTTTATTCCCAATTTTTAATTTTTCTATTTTCTTTCTTATGCTTTATCCAAAGAAGCTGATCTCGCGCTCTTGTAGCAGCTACATAATATAATCTGTAAGAATTTTCATCATACATTGCGGGATTAAACACCAACACATTATCAGCTTCTAATCCTTTAGCAGAATGAATTGTTAAGACTTTAACAGTATTAGCTTTCATTCGTTCTACAATTTCATTTTTATTTAAATCACCTTGTTTAAAAGTATCATAAGGTATATTGTGTTTTTTAAGTACATAGCATATAGTATCAACATCTTTATTAGCTCTACTCAAAACCAACCAATTACCATAATAATCTTGTTTTTTAAGTAAGTTAGCTATACCTTCAAAAGATAACTCTGAACGAATGAACTTTCCTTGAATATGTCTCATTGGAATTGATCTATCTTGAAATTCAAAACCAGCTTTTTTAATAATGCTTTTTGCATAGTTTAAAATTGCAGTACCATTTCGATAATTCATATCCATTTTATAAACAGTAATATCAGGACGTTGTTTCATTTCTATTATATATTCTGGGTGCGCGCCAGCAAAACCATAAATAGATTGACGTAAATCAAAAAAGTACATAAAATTTTTCGGAGAAAGTAATTCAAAAAATTCAAATTGTAATTGCGTAGAATCCTGTGCTTCATCTACAATTAAATGGTCTATTTCTTTAACACAATATGGGTTTTCTTTAATTAAAGGAAACAAATCATCAAACCTATCCTCATTCAAAATTTTATCTGTTGAAACACCGCCTGCCCGCAGTAAATAATTACAATATGAATGAACTGTTCCAATAAATAGTCCATCTGGATTACCAAGTCTCTCTAACATTTCAATCGCAGCATTATTTGTAAAAGTGATTGCTACAATTTTTGTTGGATCTATCCCATTATCTAACAAATATTTAATACGAGCTACTAAACAAGCTGTTTTTCCCGATGCGGCCGCAGCTTCTACTAAAATTTTTGATTCTGTTGCATGAATTACTGCTAATTGTTTATTGTTAAATTCCATGTTGTTGTCCTCTTATTGTATTTAATCCGAATTTATTACTCTTAAACCAATCTATATAATATGATTCTCTTTCTTTTAATTTATCTTTTTCTACTTCTTCTAATATTTCAAAATAGAAGTTTTCAGGTCCATCTTCAGCCATAACTCTATGTAATTGAGAGCTTGCTAATGTTCCTACACCCAAAGCTGTTTTTACGTGGTCTTGAAAACGACGATCAAAAGAAGTGGTCTGTCCTATATATATTTCGTTAGTTTTTATTCTTGTAATTTTATATATGCCACTCTTATCTCCGTTAGGAAGTAATCGTTTCCTTAATTCTGCTAAAGGTTTTTGATAATAGCTGTTCCAAATTATCTTATTAATAACTTCTGGATGTTGGAGTCGTGGCGCAATAGGTCTTAATATTTCTATATCGTTTTTATCTTGTTCGGAAAATTTAATTTTATAAAAGTCTTGTTCTTCTGCAACTTTTCTTTGTCGTAGAATCTCTTCATTAATGGTATCGCGCTTTCTACGTTCTTCTTCTAAAATAGATTTTATAGCATCTATATCTAAAAGCATTTCATTTTTTTGAATAGTTAATGCATTCATTTCCTCATTAGCTAATTTCATTAACTCATTTCTATATTCATCAATAGATTGAGTAATTATTATACGTTTACGTTGTTCATATTCTGCGGCAGTACCATCAATTTCTTTTAATTTTCCTTCACGATATAAATCTAAATCTTGATTTACTTCTTCGTATCGTTTTTCTTTTTCGGTTAATGATGTTTTTAATTTAGCTATCTCACTTTCTATTTCTTTTTCTTTTATTTGTAATTCTGTTTTTTTTAGTTTAAAATCTTGTTCTTCTTTATCCCATCTTTCTTTAAATATATTTTTTAATTCTTCATTTTTAGTTTCTTCTATTATTTTTAATCTCTTTTTTAATTCTTCATTTTTAGCTTCTTCTATTATTTTCCATTTCTTTTTTCCTTTTTCATTTATTATTATACATATTATTGATGCAATAGAAAAGACAGCTAATAAAATATATTCTATATCCATATTAACTCCTCTATATAAAGTATATCAATTAAATACTCTATATATTTCATCTTTTTATTCTATAAAAAGTATATCACACTTTTGATTCAATGTCAAATTTATAAAGTCAAACAAATTAAAAATAACTTATTATTAGGAGTATATAAAGGAGGAAATAATATGGCATATTTAGATGGAATAGATATTTCGCATTGGCAAAAGGGATTAAATGTAGAAAAAGTTGATGCGGATTTTATAATTGTAAAAGCAACAGAAGGCGTTGGATATACTGATGACTGTTTTAAAGCATGGGCTGATAAGGTTATAAAAAGTGGAAAGAAATTAGGTATCTACCATTTCGCTACTGGCCGCACAAGTGGAGCTGAAGAGGCTTTTTATTTTTGGAAAGTAGTTCAGAAGTATAATGGAAAGGCTTGGTTCTTTTTAGATTGGGAAGCTAATGCAATTAAAAAGGGAGTATCATATGCTAAAGCTTTTTTGGACAATTTTTATAAGGTAAGTGGTAAACGCTGTGGTATTTATATGAGCCAGTCAGTTACTACAAGATATAATTGGTTAAGTGTAGCTAAGAATTATCCGCTTTGGGTTGCAGGTTATCCTAACAATAATTCAACTAAATATTATCACCCATCACAGTATAAGAATTTAGGTGCTTGGGATAAGGCAGCTATTAGACAATACTCATCTCATGGTAAGGTTGATGGATACAGCGGCCGCTTAGATATAAATTGTTTTTATGGCTCAAAAGCTGATTGGGATAAATATGCTGGAATTAAAACTACAGAAAAACCTAAAGAAGAGCCTAAAGAAGAAACTCCTAAAGAGGAACAGGTAACTCAACA